CGTGTGCTTGTTGGTCACGTGGAAAGTGTCCGCTAAAGCGAAGTTCTGCACACGGTCCACCAGCTTACCGGTCGCACGGTCGTGCAGCAGCAGCGTACCGCGGATTGGGTAGGTCAGCGAGCGTGACTTGAGGATAGCGTCCTTTTCGTCGGCCGTGGTGTATTCTTTCTTGTCCACGTACGGGTCGACAACCGAGAGGGTGTACTTCCCGGTTTCGATTGGGAACTGCTTAACGATCCCGTCCAGCATCGCGTGATCAGTCGCATCATTGATGGACTTTGGCGATGAGAAAATCGGGATCAAATCACTGGCTGACTTAGGCATGCAGTCGCTTCTCCATATAAATTACCACACAGGTGTAGACGCCGGTGGTGCCTGAGATTGAGTCTTTGCGTTCGATAACAACGACGTCTCCCGACAGGCTGCGGGTCAGCAGCGTTTCCATCGGGATGGTGTCATCATCTTCCCCGCCGATCGTGAAGTGACCGACGCGGTAGACATATTCTTCAGGGTTGAACCCGACGTCTTCTAAAGCCGGGGTCATCCCCGGCATGCTTTGTCCGCTGTTACTGGTTTCCAGCGGGTTGTGTTTGCTCATTTTGCTCTCCTGGTTCTTGGCCGCCCGGGTTAGGCATATCGTTCAGTACGCCCATTACGGTCTGGTACAGAGTTGGATCGGTATGCTGCAGATCCATCAGAATATCACGTTGCTCTTCTGGAGACTTGGCTGCCAGAATCTTCTTCGCGATATTGTACGCTTCGGTGCGGTTATCTGCAAAGCCAGATGAATCTTTATCGCTGCTGAGGCCTTTCGATTTCTGGTACATGGCTTTATCAACCAGGTCCTTGATTTCGATTTCCTTCTCGGCGACGGACACTTGGTCACGACCCATCTTATCGAGCTCTTCGTTGTAGTCCATGCCGAAGGTTTCCAGCAGGGTAGACGCAGAGAGGATCTTCGACTTCCACATATCCAGCATGGTTGCTTTGAGAGCCTCGTTATCCGTAAGTTTAAACGGCACGAGCTTGACGTCGGTGATCTCAATCGACAGGTACTGAGCGATCTTTTCCATAACCCAGTTGATGACTTCGCTGATCTGGCCAACGTAGTTACCCATGGTGTTTTCCAGCAGACGCAGACCGACGGTCGATGACGTCCAGTTGGTGGTACCGGACAGCAGCTCACGGGACACACCCATAGACATCAGCTGTTGTTCTTCAGCGTACTGCAGCTCTTGGGAAACCAGCAGTGAACGACCTTGGCCGCCGAGCTGTTGGTAACCAACCTGCACTGGAGAAATCAGAATGTGGTTCGGATCCGACTTCATTTTACGCATGGTGTTACGCATGTTCTTCGCAAAGCCACGCAGAGACATGGATGCCACTGGGTCGGCCGCTGCAGAAGATTGCTGTGGGAACAGCACACGCAGAGGAACCATGTGTTCAGCCGCCACGGCTTCGTTCGCTTTACGCAGCATCTGCTGGTAGAACACCAGACCGAAGTGGGAGATCAGCGGTGGAATACCCAGGCCATCAACCATGTTGCCCATCGAGATGGATTTCATGTGGTAGATGTTGCTCGGGTCGAACATGTAGTCCTTGTTGTAGCGTACAGCTTCAACCATTGACCACGGCACCGTCGACAGGAACAGAGCGTCACCCATCATGATCTTGCGTTTCACGTCACCCGGGATGGTGTAGTAGAACTCTGACTCCCCGGTTACCGGGTTGTGGTTCAGCGAGACGTGCTCCGCTTTCCACTTCACCAGGTTGATACGGTTGATGTCACGGGACTTGGTGTCAACGACCTTGTAAGTCACTTGGTTCGAGCAGTTCGGGCATTCGCCTTGGAATGTCCACTTCTTGAAGACCGCAAAGCCTGAACGCATCGCCGCACGCACTTCGTAGCTCGACTTGCAGTTCGGGCAGTGCAGGTGACGGTCAATCGGGAAGTAAATCGACACGTAGACGTTACCCAACGTGTAGTAGTCAAAGCCAAAGTCACACAGCTTTTCCTTGAACTTCACAGACTTGAAGATCTTCTTGTACGTATCGACCGTCAGCTCTTGATCGGAATCCATGATGAAGTCCGTGATCGGATAAGATGACAGCTTACGAATCACCTCGGTCGTGGTAGGTGACTGAGTCGTGATGTAGCGCGACCACTTGATGATATCGTGGAAGCTTCGTGGGATGAACTGATTCGCCTGCGTGAAGAACGGGCTCGGCAGCTGCCCTACTTCGTAGCTATCAGCCATGCCGCTAGGCGTAGGGTTCAATCCGAACAATCCTGACATATGGTTTTCCTCGTTAATTAGACTAAAGGGATTTTAGCGGATTCCACTATCATAATCCACCATGGTATAAGAAGGGTGTAACGAAACAGGAGAATATTATGGCCGTCTTACAGAAGTACAAACAGTCTAAACGATCTACCGCCGTAACGGTAGGTTTAATTGCAGCGAGTGCATTCACCGTGGGTGCTATCGTCTATCACAACAAGCGTATCGAAGAGCTGGAACGTAAAGTCTCCTATCTCATCGATGACTCGGGGAAGTAACCATGAGCGTCTTAAAGAACTACAAGCAGGCTGCCGGTAAAGGCATGATGGTAGGTATGGTCGTTGGGTCTGCTGTCGGCGTCGTCGCCGGTGCGTATATCATCCGCCAGCAGCAGAAGACCCTGGATCTTCACAACCAGGCCATCATGATCAACACCTCGGCTATCCTGGCCCTGACCACTCACGTGGCAAAAGAGCGTAAATCCAATATCGAATAATCGGTATGGTATAAGTATCTTGTATACAGAATAACCGCAATACGTTTGTCTATCAATAAGTTAGAAGCGTAACGGTATAAGTATCGTGTAACAAAACATACAATCACTTTCATTATCAGGAGTTTCCTTATGTCTACCAATGCTGCTAAAACTACCAACAAAGAAACCGTTACTGCTGACAACATGGCAGAAATGATGGAGAAGATTCTGCAGGGTCAAACTGAAGTGCTGCAGAAGCAGGACGTCATGGCTCGCACCGTTGCGGACTTTGATGGCCGTCTGAACAAGATCGAAGGCTCCTCGGCTAAGCAGAACGCAGAAGAAAATCTGCAGGCTGCTGTTGAGCAAGCTGAGCAGATCAAAGCCGGTGCCCTGGGTAAATTCAAACAGGCATCTACCGGTAAGAAAGTCATCATCGCTACTGCAGCTACTGCTGTGGTTGCCGGCGTTGGCTATGCCTCTTACAAAGGCTACGAAATGTATCAGGGCCGCAAAGCCATTGAAGACCAGAACATTCTGGGCGTTCAGGCTATCGGTACCCCAGTAACTCCAGCCAAGCAGGATGCAATCCGTCAGGGTCTGGGCCTTAACAAGTAATCATTAAGGAGGGGTCAATAGCTAAGACCCCTTAAGGAAATTCAGATGGAAGACGTAAAAAAGAATGGCCTCCTGGGCAAGTTCAAGCAGAGCGATGAAAGTGTAAAATTGGCTGTAGCGGTGGGTGTAGGCGTCGCGGTCGGTATCAGCACTACCCTGGCATTACAGGCGTACGGCAAAAAGCGAGAGAACGACGCTTTCCGCGGCCGTACTCTTGAGGGAAACAGTGAGCTGGTCTCCTCCCCTCGTACTGTCGCTGTATTACGCGTCACACCCCACCAGCAGTAACTGGTAGTCCCGCTTCGGCGGGACATCCCCCAAAGGCTTCGGCCTTTTTTACTTTACAATAGGGTCAAACATGGATTACATGCAAATTGTGAAAGACGCACGGGATCCGAATTCAAAGGATAACTGCCTGCGTTTGTTCTGGGCGAAGTATCAGCAAGTGGCTCACCACGTGAATGATCGCAACATCCTCTGCTTTCCGATGAAGGTGTTGGAAACGAACGTTAATACTCTGGCAGGTATGGTTTCTACAGTGAGAAAAGAAACGGATAAGGACAGGAGGGATTTGGTCGCCAAGCAAATCGTGGAGTTGATCCAGAAATGCGAGACGACCATGGATGAACTGCTTAAATTGTGATGTTGCCGAGGGTGTAAACGCGGGTTTGCACCACGGTTACTTCCGTATCATACGCCAGCTCCCCGCCCAGGATAACAGTATGGTTCACTGTATCGATTGAGTAGTTCGTCTGGTGCACACCGGACACGAACACGTCCAGCGAGTCTTTCCCGTAGGACAGATCGATGTCAGTATTCCGCGACAGGTCAACAATCTTCGAGCCCTTCACGACCGTCTGTGATGCACGGTACTTGATGAAGCGGGCATTTTCCAGCTTGGTCTTCGACTGACCGGTAACCAGATCTGAGATGTTCGACTGGTCAACCCAGTGAATTTCCTGGATGTCATTTTTAGTCAGTGACGTCTGACCGTACTTGATCACGAAGCTCAGAACCGCCGTGTTCCCGGTATCGGGGTACATGATAGGTTCGGCCGCAGTGTTGTCGTACTCGCCGCTCGACTTCAGGGCGAAACGTGCCACTTTGGTCAACGAGTCAACGCCCGGAACGATTGATGACGCCGTCGCTTCTTCCATGTAGCCTTGCAGCAGGTACTTGATGTTCTTGCCTGCAGTGGTCGGTGCCGCAACGTTAACCAGATTGGTTGGCGCGTCGTGGATGGCCATGGTTGGCACACGGAAGTACGGGTTGTCGATATCGTACGGGATGGTCTGGATCAGGTAGCCAAACAGCACACTCAGATTCAGTCCGCCTGGGAAGTACAGGTTGCCCACGAACGCTTGGTCAGTCGCAAACTGGATGCCGATTGCCGCTGCGGCCAGGGAACCACGGTTGAAAGACCCCTTGGTGATATCCAGCTGATCTGCTAGAATGCCCATGTTGTCCATGATGTCCTTTAACGGACGGTTGTCAACATCGACGTAGTACGGATCCAGCTGCGTGTAGTAGCGGACCTGCTTTAATTTCGATTGAGTTGTAGCCATGTAATGTTATCCTCGCGCTAGGTACTCATAGTTTAACCACAGGTGGAGCATGCAATTAACTTTCACTCCGGACAGGAAGAACGTTCGGTTCATTCCTGAGACGACGGCTGAGGATACCATACTTACGGTATTCCCTGCACTGTATAAGGTACGCGGCGAACGGTGGGCGCCGGCATTCCCTTCTATTTTACAGAATATCGTGGGTCGTTTGAAGAAGAGTCTCAAGACCTCGATCACCACCAAAGAGAAAGACATCGTCGATCTGCTCCGTCAGGAGTCGGTCCTGTTGCCTCTCCCGCCGCACTTCGAGTATCACACGTCGCCGTTGGAGCATCAAGAGATTGCCCTTCGTTTCCTCTACACGCGAGGCGGCGGCGGGTTACTGCTGGACCCGGGCTTGGGGAAAACCAAAGTCATTCTCGACTACATCGCCTTGATGAAGTTCTCGAAGAGCCTGATCGTCTGTCCAGTGGCACTCCGTCACGTGTGGATCGATGAGGTGGCCACGCACCGTCCCGACTTGAAGATCCATGTCCTGGCTTCCACCAACTGGAATCGCTCACTGGTCTCGGCCAAGCAGCGTGTCGAGAAGTGGGAGAAGATCATGGAGCAGCTGGAAGAGGGCTCCGACAAGTGGAAGCGTGCCCGTTCTAACGTGAAGACGGCGGAACGTGAAGTGCTGACCATCCCGGAGAAGCGTGAAGCGGACCTGGCGGCGGCGGCCGAAGCTGACATCATCGTGATCAACTACAACAAGGCGACCATTGATGCCGACATGGCAGCCCACCGAATCCCGACCGGTGTGGATTACCTGACGGACAAGTTCAAGTTCGACTTCGTGGCCCTGGATGAAGCCCTGATCAAGACACACAACTCGGCCCGCACCCGGGACTTGCTGAAGCTCGCCTCCGTCGTGCCTTACCGTGTGATCATGTCCGGAACGCTCATCAACAACACGGCCCTGGACGCCTTTGCCCCGATCCGTTTCCTGCAGCCCGCCCTGACCGGCATGGCGTACGGGAAGTTCGATCAGCACTACGGCATCAAGATCAAGCCACGGGGCAAGTCGTTCTCAGTGACCATCGGGGTCAGCAAGAAGAACGTGCAGGAAATCCGAGAGATTCTCGAGTCCTGTTCGATCGTCATGCGTAAAGAAGACTGGTTGAATCTTCCAGCGAAGAACTTCCACCCGATTCGCTTCGAGATGTCGGACATTCAGAAAGCCATGTATTCTGGACTTGTCAGCAACTACGTCTACACTTTACCGAATGGTGAAGTCGTCTCGGTTGAAAACGGCCTGGGCATGCTCTCCAAGGTGCAGCAGATTGCCAACGGCTTCCTGTATTACAAGGAGCAAGAGGACGACTACCTGGATATCCTGTTCGGCGGCGAGAAAACAGAATCACCCCGCAAGACCTACTTCTTCGAGGATCAACCGAAGATGAACCAGTTGGGCAACCTTCTGGATAACCAACTCGCCGGCCGCAAGTTTATCCTGTGGTACAACTGCCAGGCAGAGCACGAGCTCATCACCCGGTTCATGGACTCTCGTGGGGTCAGCCACCTGTCGGTCCGCGGCGGCACCAAGGACACCGGTGAGATTGTCCGCCGGTTCAACAACGATCCGAACGTGACCGTGATGATCTGTCAGGCTAAAGCCGTGAACTACGGGATTACCGTGCTCGGCAAAGACCCGGAAGCCCTCGAAGGTATCGATGAGGTGCTGCCGGAATTCTCAACCCGTGTGTATACGCACGTGTTTTACTCGCTGAACTACTCACTGGAAGTGTTCCTGCAGCAGCAAGACCGTTCGCACCGTATCGGACAGACCCGAGAAGTGGACTATTTCATCCTCTTAGCAGACTGTGAGGCGGAAGAACAGGTCTATCAAGCCCTGCAGAACAAGATGGTGATCCGTGAAGCGATACTGGTGGACTTTTCGAAAAGGCTGAAACCACTGGTATAAGAATAATGTGTACACACACAATTGAGGCTCCGTAATGCTAAAGGATTTCTTTCCGTTTCGAACGATTCGCGAAACGCAGGACCGTGTTCTGACCGCTCTTGACCCAATCATGCAGCGTCATCCCTACGTCCTGTTGGAAAGTCCTGTAGGTTCGGGGAAATCAGGTATGGGAGTTGCGTTTGCCAGACATGGCCACCAGAGTTTCATCCTGACTCCCCGTAAAAGCTTACAAGATCAGTACTTCGATGATTTCAGTGAGTATATCGTAACACTTAAAGGCCGTGCGGCCTATCCTTGCGTCGACCCCAGACGTCCAGGACTTGAATCTTTACCGGTTCATCAAATTCATGCTGAGATTCTTGAAGGTAACCTGTCACCCCGGTTTCAGGGCGGCATCCGCTGCTCACAGGGCCGCTGTCTGACCCAGTCGGAACCGGATGCTCGAGTAGCCTACCAAGAGAGCTGTGAAAGATTGTCAGGCATCGAGTGCCCATACCAGACCGCCATTAACGTGGCCCTGGAGTCGGAACACATCGTGTGCAACCTGCACTCTTTCATCTATCAGACCCACTATGCCGGACGCTTTGAGCGTCGCCCCCGTTTGGTTGTGGACGAGTGCCATGACTTAGCGGGAATTGTCCGCGATACACTGGCCAAAACGGTGTTCATCAAAGGCATGCGACTGCCTGAGCTTCCACAAATGGACCGCTGGACGATGCAGGACTGGCAGCGTTACTTCCGTGCTCCGGCCCACCAGCCGACAGGGGCGTTCACCCGGGAGTTCCGCCAGTACCTGAGCGACCTCGGCGAGCAGATTGACAATATGTACCAGCTCAATGCCGACGGCTCCACCAGCGTGATGATGTTTGGACAATTCGCCACGGACGTAACCCATAAGGATAGCGGCACGTACTTCACATTCCGCCCTCTGGACGTGTCCCGTCAAGCTCGCTCCTTAATCTTCGACCAAGCGGATAAGGTGCTGTTGATGTCCGGTACAATCTTCAGCAAGAACATGTTCTGCTATGAGAACGGACTGGATCCGGCCCAGACGGCTTATCTTCGTGTGAACTCCACGTTCCCCGTAGAGAACCGTCCGGTCGTGATGGACGCCGGCGCTGTGAAGCTCAATGCTGCAGAGTGGGAGAATAACTTCGGTCGTCTCGTTGACCGAATCCGTAGGATCTTTTCTCGACATCCGGACGAGAAGGGATTGATTCACGTCAGCAGCTACGTTAAGGCTGCACAGTTACAGGAAGCCTTAGGTGGCCGTACTGTGACGCACACCTCTGATGACTTTGGCATGCAGTTATCAGGGTTCTACCTCCGTCGCGACAACTCGGTATTCATCTCACCGATTTGCCAGCAAGGGGTAGACTTCAAAGACGACCGTGCTCGTTTCCAGATTGCGACATCCGTACCTTACCTCAACGTCGGGGATAAGGTCGTGGGCAAGATGATGCAGCGGAACCCCCAATGGTACGACTTGAAGACACTCGTAGTATTTGGCCAGATGCTTGGCCGACCAGTAAGATCTGAGCAAGATTATGGAATCACTTATCTACTCGATAGCCGATTCCCATCGTTTCTAAACCGCACCCGTCAGTGGATACCACGCTGGCTGCAAGACTCTTTCGAGGGGTTTTAATGAATATTTGGAACTGGGGTTATTTTCCGAACGGAGATGAAGATGAAGATCGAAATGAACGAGTGCCAGCTAACGCTAACACCCGAGGGGATACACGAACGCAAGAACATCGAGCGTAAAACAAAACTGGCAATGACCAGGTTTAACGTCTCGTCTCGCGTGGCTCGGATCTATGCTGCGGTGGCAATCTGTTCTGAGATCCGACCGGATATTCGAGTTGAGCCACGCCAGGTACTTTACCAGGGCAGGTCGTTTTCGATATACCCCAGGGCGCTGGACGGAACGTCATACCCGGAAGTTGTCGTTTGCCCGTAACCGTCCACCATAACTAGACGCAATGCCTCAGCACTTTTCACCAGGGACCGCTTAACGTACGCCTGATTATATTTCGGATTGTCTAAGACGCGAACGATCTCAACGGGTTTCATTTCAACCCCATCGACGATTCCGTAAGACATCTTCACGATTTCATTATCCGGATAGGGCAGTGCATTGATAGCCGTAAGCAAGCTATCGTTCTCCAGTTCTTCCACCAACTGATCAATCGGGTGGACAATCGGCGTGTCGGTTTCCTTCATGTTGTCCAGATAGAATGTGATGTACTGGGTTTTGCTCAGTTCACGCAGATCCTTGATGGACGCATTGGGAAACTCTTCACGCAGTTCTTCAATGCTCGGCATCTCGTCCTTAGACTCAACGAACTTCTTGATCTTTGTGGCGAGTTGCTGCTTCTGAGCTGGAAGAGCGACTAGGCGCCAGCGAGACATTTCCTTTAGCTGACGTTGCATGACCCACCAGCCGGCGTAGCTCAGTAAGCGAACCCCGCTGGTTGGATCGAACTTATCCAGACCGGCCAGCAAGCCTTCATTGCCTGCTGCGATCAGGTCTTCAAACTGCTCGACGTTCCCACGGGAGTAACGTTTGGCTTTCTTGAACACAAACCGCAGGTTTGAGCAAATGAGGATATCCCGAGCCTGTGACTTCTCTTTGGCCGAGGCGGTTGTCGAGAAGTAAATGCCCAGTTGTTTGTTTTCTTCCTCACGACTGAGGATAGGATACCGATCACAGATATCCTCGTAGTATTTTGTCAATCCCATTGTGTTCTCCAGGTTAGTCACGGTATAGTACTCGGCAGAGCAGTATAAGTCAATTGAGGACTGATATGATCAAGATCGATGCAATTCGGAAACAAAACGGTATCACCACTCTGGTGCTTACCACGAACGACGTCACCGCAGACAAGGATAAACTTGATCTGATCGGGGCGGCGATTATGGATGCCGGCGAAAAGCGTGGCGCTTACCCGATGTCTGGCGGCGGGAATATCATGGAGATTCACGTCAAGGGTGCTGAATAAGCATCCAATAAGATTTCATTTGAGGGTATAACTAATATGGAGAAATCGGGTAGCATCGTTTTGACACCGGAGGACTGGGCCGAATTTCGTAACGGCCGAGTATCTCAACGAATTCGTGAGAATTGGGGCTTGACTTTAGCTGAGCTTTCCGACATAATTATGACTCACAAATACACTTCTACTGGAGAAAAAGAACATGGCAGCAGCTGAGCAACTGAAAGCACTTGAAAAACGTATCGTTATTGGCCCGGTAGCGGGCGAATGGTTCCACCTGCTGGAGCCGGACACCAAGTTCAACGCAATGGGTGAGTTCAAAGTCACTGTTTATCCTAAGCCTGAAGAAATGCGTACTCACTTCGCAGACATGCAGGCGATTCTGGAAGCGGCTCTGCCGATCTACCAGGAAATCGAAAACGAAGAAGCTAAGAAGAAAGGCAAGAAAGCCAAACAGCTTAAAGCTTCTGACACCCAGCCTTGGCTGGCCGGTGAAATGGAGAACGGTACCCTTCAGCTCAAGCTGAAACGTGCTGCTCGCTTTACCGACAAAGACGGCGCTGTGCAGGAAATCAACCTGCCGATCGTTGACACCAAGGGTAAATACCTGAGCAAAGAACAGGTTGCTGCTGCCAAGATCGGTAATGGCACTATCGTTCGCGTGATTGTAACGGCTCGTCCGTACAACATGGCAACTCAGGGTGTGGGTGTGAGCCTGCGTCTGGAAAAAGTCCAGGTGATCAAAGTCGTTCAGTACGGCGGTAACGGCACCGACAACGAGTTCGGTGAGTTTGAAGGCGGCGAGTTCGCTGCTCCAGACGTACCGACTACCACCCACGATGCTGAATTCTCCGGTGATACCGAAGAAACCAACTACACCGTCTAAGGTGTACCAGAGGGCCCTACGGGGCCCTTTCTTTTAGTGCCTGGAGAGGTTAAACTCTTATAAGATTAACCTTTCAGGAGATTTCATGAGTCAGAAACAAGAACTCGAGGAAGCGCTTGCCCGCCTCGAAGGTGTTACCGACATTTCCCCAACGGGTTTCGGACCGTGGTCAGTCTCCAAGCTGAAGACGCTCGAGAAATGCCCGCTACAATTTTTACTTCAGTATGGCGTCAAGCTGCGTGTTCTCGGTGAAGAGAACCCGGACGATGTCTTGCTGCGTAATACCGGTACGGCCCTGCACCGCATGCTCGAACTGATGTTCGAAGGCCACACGTTTGAAGAAGCAGAAGCACTCGGCAAGGAAGAAAACTTTGCGGCCGTGACTCCAGAACGCTGGTGGTTTGTCGAAAAGCACTACGCTAACCTTAAAGCCTTCCGTCAACGCATGGGTGTGTTCGAAGAGAATCACCCGATTGACGAGATCGTTCCGGAGCTGAAGCTTGCGATTACCCGTGACTATAAACCGACTGGGTTCACGTCACCGGATGCGTACTTCCGTGGGGTTATCGACTTGCCGATCCACCTGCAGAACGACGACGCTCTGGTCATCGACCACAAGCGTGGTGGCTCGCCGGCCTATGGCCTGAAGTATCACCGCCCGCAGCTCTCAACGTACCACTTACTGTACCACTTTGGTCACCGTAAAGTGCGGGGCATGCAGTCCGGGATCCACTTCATGGAAGCTGGCCAGGTCGTCATGAACGACTACATCAAGGCGAAGAACATCGAGGATCTGCTACCAACGTGGTTGGACGCGAAGATTGAAACAGCGGTGCAAACCGTCCTCGAAGCTGAAGAGTTCTTCCCGAACAAGGGTACGGCGTGCACGTACTGCGATTTCAAGCCGCTCTGTAAGAACGGTAAGCGGAACACTTGCGGCGACCTTCAATCCATTAGGGTCGAATCCCGCAAGCTGTTCTAAATGAAAACCCCGGAAACCCGGGGTTCTTTTTTAGCTCAGAAAAACTCCCAGACGATGACCGCTCCGGGCGCTCCGGCACACCCCACGCTAAGAGAACCCAGCCCTGCCACCACGAAGCCGCCAGCACCGGCACCAAACCCGTCAGGGATCATGTCGGTAACAACAGAGACGCCGTCCTTGGTAGACATGCCTT